GGTGTGGCGTATTATGTGTCAATGAAAAAAGCACCAGAAAGAGTTCAATTACTAAAGAATGTTTATGAAGAAGAGTTTCAACGAGCCGCAGACGAAGACACAAACAGAGTTTCCTTAAAGCTACAACCTAGTATTTCTTATCTTAGAGTAAATTAATGGCTAGATACGCAGCAGGATCAAAAGCATGGGGATACTCGGATAGGTCTGGATTTAGGTACAGATTGAGCGACATGCTTGTTGAGTGGAATGGTCTTAAAGTGGGCCCGGACGAGTATGAGGAAAAACAGCCACAGCTAGAGCCGCCTAGAACGACCACGGATTCTGAAACTTTACGCAATCCAAGGCCGGATCAGCGTAATGAAGTTTTAGTAGAACGATTGTTGCCTTTAAACTCGTTTGAAAGCCCTGCCCCTAATCCTCTTACTGTCACCATCGCTGTAACTGTTGCAGAAGTTAGCGGCGTAAATGTCTTTGTTCTTGATGGGGTAAATAAGCCAACCCTGACGTTAAACAGGGGCACTACATATGTTTTTGATGTGTCTAACGGCACCGCAGGGTCACACCCTTTACGCTTTAAAGATAGTTCTGGTAATACTTACGCTACTGGCGTTACCTCTGACGGCATCCCGGGAGGCACCGGAGCAACTGTCACTCTCGTGGTAGATGATAATACCCCTAGCTTACTTAGATATTACTGTACTACCCACGGAAACGCGATGGGCAACATAATTTCAGTTGCAACGTCTTCTGCCGTAACCATTCCTGTAACTGTTGCGTCGGTTAGTGGTTCAAATGTTTTTGTACTTGGCGGCGAAAATAATCCGGTATTAAGTCTTACCCGAGGAATAACTTACACTTTTGATGTGTCAGACAATACGGTATCCGGGCATCCTCTGGCGTTTAAGGATAGCTCCGATAATTCTTATACGACAGGTGTTACTACAACTGGAAGCGCGGGTAACTCCGGTGCAACTGTTGCTATTGTTGTAGATGCAGACACACCTAGCTCATTGAAATATTATTGCACTGTGCATGGGAACGCTATGGGGAACACTATTTCTGTGGTATCTGCTCATAGTACTACTGGCAGCGGTGCGGGAAATTTAACGATTTATGAGCTAAATCATGGCAGGGGAACGGGTTCAACTGTTAGGTTTAGGTCTGTTGTAGGATTCGATGGTTTTTCAAAAGCGACAATAGAAGCTGCCGCTGGCTATACAATTACGGTGGTAGATGCTAATACTTATACTGTTTCCGTGGCGAATAGTTCAGTTACAGGTAATCAACGCGGAGGCGGTGGAAAAGCCACCGCAGGCCCAGTTTCGTTGGGGGTATAGATGGCATTTACATACGCAGAAATAAAAACAGCTATTCAGGATTACACTGAAAATGACGAAACCACTTTCGTCACAAACCTTCCCGTCTTTATACGGGGTGCTGAAGATAGGATTTTTACGCTTGTTGACTTAGAGTTTTTTAGGAAAAACGCCACCTCGACATTAGCACAAAACGATTCTTTTTTAACACTTCCCGATGACTTTTTAGCCCCTTTTTCTCTTCGTATTACTACTGCGGGTAAGGAAGACTTTTTAAAAATTAAAGACGTTAATCTAGTACAACAGTACAGTACGGACTATGCACAAACTTCGGTTCCTCAATATTATGGTATATTTGACGTAAGCAATATTATTGTAGGACCCACACCAGATGCAGCGTACACGGTGGAACTACATTATTTTTACAGACCTGCCAGCATAACGGCATCTCCGGGTGCGGATAGTCAGACTACTTGGGTTAGCACTAATGCACCTAATGCTCTTCTTTATGGTACGCTTGTCGAAGCATATACTTACATGAAAGGGGAGCCAGACATGATGCAGTTGTACGAGCAGCGGTTTATGCAAGAAGTTCAACGACTAAAGGATTTGGCAGAAGCTAGAGAGAACACTGATGCCTACAGGAGAGGTCTACCTGATAGGCCACGTTCATAAGGAGTAAAAGACCATGGCGACATCTAATGCAGCAACCACTTATACGGAACATGCCCTTTTGCAGTTTCTGTTTAAGAACAACACGGAGTCTTTCGCCAGTCCCGGCGATAATATTTACGTCGGCCTAGCAACTGCGGTAAGCAGCGCAGAAGGCGGCTCCGTCACAGAAGCTACCTTTTCAAACTACGCTAGAGTGCAAAGAGCGGCCTCAACATGGACAGTGCCAGCAGTTAGCACTGACGCTCAAGTGGCTACGACAACGCAGATTGAGTTTCCAGCTTCTGGTGGAACAAACAATACAATTACGCATGTATTTATTGCTAGCGCATCTAGTAGCGGAAATATTTATTTTATTGGTGAGCTTGATGCACCTAAGACAATTGCCACTGGCGATATTTTCCGTATTAACGCGGGTAACCTAAGTATTCAGTTGAACTAATATGGCGCTTGTTCTCAAAGACCGAGTAAAAGAAACAACTACTACAACCGGGACAGGCACCTATACATTGGCTGGTGCGGTAACGGGGTTTGAGACTTTTGCTAGTGTGGGTAATTCCAACACTACATATTACGCATGCAGCGACGGGACTAATTTTGAAGTAGGCGTTGGAACGTACACCTCTTCTGGCACGACTTTAGCAAGAACAACCATACTTCAGTCTAGTAACAGTGACAATGCTGTTGATTGGGGTTCTGGCACAAAAACTATTTTCTGCACGTTGCCTGCGGAAAAGATGTCTTTTCTAGATGCCAGTGGCGTACTTAATATTACTACATCAGCCGCCATTGATAATATTACTATTGATGGAAACACTATCTCAACGACAGATACAAATGGAAGCTTGTTGCTAACACCAAATGGCAATGGCGATATAATTGCTGAAACAGATACTTTTACTATAAGACACACAGACGATGGTCAGTTGGGACCAAATTTGGTACTAGACCACACCACCGCTTCACCAAGCACAACTGATACTCACGGAATAATTTCTGCTCTTACAACCATTAGTGGTGGAACTGAATTTACGCCAGCGCAAATATTATTTCAAACGCCTGATCTGGGTGTTGCGCCTACAGGAAAACTGGCTATTAAAGTTAAGGAAGATGGCAATGCAAGTCCGACGAACTACGCTCAGTTTGACGGTGATCAAGAAAGGATATCGTTTAGCAAGGAGTTAAATATTAGTGGTCGTTGCACGGCAACCACTTTTGAACCCTTCTCGGACACATCTGCTGGAGACACTGCCGCTGTTGGTTACACTGCTGCTGAAGGTCTTATTTTAACGGGGCAGGGTAGCACAAACGACGTAACGATTAAGAATGATGCTGATGCTGACGTATTGAAAGTACCAACAGGTACAGTTAATGTAACTATGGCAGGCACACTAGACGTAGTTGGTGACATTACTGGTTCAACTTTAGATGTAGTTGGTGACATTACTGGTTCAACTTTAAATGCTGATGGAGATACCGCCGCTGGTGACAACGCGGCTATTGGTTATACTGCCGCTGAAGGTCTTATTTTAACAGGACAAGGCAGCACTAGCGATATCACAGTAAAGAATGACGCTGATGCTACGGTGTTCACTGTACCAACTGGTACAGACGACATTCTTTTCCCTGACGATGCTAAAGCCATGTTTGGCGCTGGTTCTGACTTACAGATTTACCACGATGGAACTGACAGCCATATAGATGTAGCTGGCACCCTTAACATCGATGGCTCTGGCGAAACACTTGCCACGTTTGTGGACGATGGCGCGGTAAGTCTATACCACAATAACGAAGTTAAACTTGCCACTGCGTCCACAGGCGTAGCTGTTACAGGGAAGTTAGAGATTACAAGCGCCTCTGATGGTGATGCTACGGCGGGTATTGTTTTTGAGGGTGCTACGCACGATGACCATGAAACCACTCTTTTCGCTACGGACCCAACTGCTGATAGATCAATTCTTTTACCCGACGCAGCAGGGAATATAAGCCTTGACGAACAGCTTAGAGGTGATGCTACAAATGGTTCGGGGTATATGTCTCACGAGTTAGTAGAACGAGGTGTAATTAACACTGGCACAGGGTTTATGCCAAATCAGAAACCTAGCTCGGGAAGTGCGATATACTTAACTGCTGGTGCCCCTTCGGGATTTTACACTACCTACTTTACTTTAAGTGCCAACCATTGTTACTTTTTGCCTTTTTCACTGAATGCTAACGCTGGCGGTGGCGGTGTTACTGCTATTGACCACTTAGTTTTTACGACAGGATTTTCTGGAACAGTGAATGCAACTACAGTAGGAATGGGTATTTACAGTGTTAACAAGTATGGATATCCAAGCCAACGGGTCAGTCACGGGTCAATGACAAATTCAACCTCAAACAGCGTAGCGTCTGAAATTACACCGGATGTAACTAACATACCTAGTGGCAGGTATTATTTGGCGATTGCAAATTTGGGTGCGTCAAGCACTAGGGTTCAAGGAAATTATTCTAATGCATCGGGGGGTTCGTTTTTTACTGATTGTTTCTCCGGTAATGTTAACTCTCCTAGAGGACGATCTTTGTACATTACAAATTTAACCGCGACAACTATGTCTGCTAGTTTTGCAAGTCAGACTACTTGGTATATAAATCAATATAGCCCACTTATGCATATTTTACTCGGCACTAGCTATTCTGGAGAATAAAAAAGATGCCAGCCAGACTTAAAAAACAAACTCAACATGCGGACGGCAGCAGCACAATCACGGAAATGGTGCTGGATTGGGAAGAAATACGAATAAATCGCGATTGGGCTTTGCAGACTTGTGACAAGTTTGCTTTGGGAGACATGTGGGATGATTTAACAACAGAACAAAAAGCAGAGTTTAAAGCGTTTAGAAAAACTTTAAGAGACATTCCTCAAACGTACTCAAATGCTGCTGATGTTGTATTTCCAGAAAAACCGTCTTGGTTAGGAATTGAAGTTAACGACGCAATTTTCACGGGGATTTAGATACTCTAATGTTTGGAGAACTGTGTTTAGCGGAAAGAGCGATAGCTGCTCAAGGCATTATAGATTTCGCTTCCTCCGAAATGATTGGCACGTTTACCAAAGTCAACGCTGGCTCTGGTATTTTAGCGGGTACATCTGAACAAATAGCCAGTTTTACTCAAACTTCCGTTGCGAACCGCGTAAAACCAGCAGAGTCAGAATTAGACTTTAGTTTTACTCAGTCTTCCGTTGCCGCGCTTGTTGCTTCGGGCATCTCCTCACAAATAGCCAGTTTTACTCAGTCTTCCGATGGAGTATATATAGGGGTAGGTAGTGGTGGTATAATTACCAGCTTTACGCAAACCTCTATCGCTAATTTGATTGCTTCTGCTATTGCAGAAATGGACGCTAACTTTACTTTAAGCACCCTTGCAGGTATCATATCACCAGCAAGTGCAACAATAGAGGCTGTTTTTGTTCAAAGCTCCTTGGGTGGGTTACTTCAATCTGCTACGGCTGAACTAAACGCAGTCTTTATAATGACATCGGATGGAGAGCTTCTTTGGGAGCGTATAGATCCTACCAATCCTTCGGAGAACTGGACACAGATAGCCCATAGTGGTGGTACATGGACAGCAATTGATGCTGGTGCTACAACAAACACATACACACAGATATCACACAGCGGTGGAACGTGGTCACAAATTGATGCTGGTGCTACAACAAACACATGGACGAATAGGGTGGTTTAAATGGCAAGTACATATACTTCAAATACCGGGATTGAAAAACCCGGCTCCGGTGAACAAGCAGGAACTTGGGGAACAACCACCAACAATAATTTCGACATAATTGATACGGCTGTTCATGGGCAGGTTGAAATCACAGGGATTTCTGGAGACACGGATTTAACGACAAGTGACGGAGCAATAAGTAACGGCGCTAACCCTGTCATTATTCTTCAAGGAAGCCCCGGTTCTACATTTCAATTACAAGTAACACCCACCGATCAACATAAACATTACAACATTAAAAACGAAACTAACGCTGCGTGTCGGGTTATTTACAAAGGCGTTAGCTACTCTACATCTAACGGTGTAGAGATTTTATCTGGTGCATCAGCCGCTGTAACAGGTGACGGTGGCGGTGGTGTCAATGGTGTATTCAAAAGCCTGACTCAGACCACCGAAGTTGTTAAGGACACTTCTCCGCAACTTGGTGGCAACTTGGATGTAAACGCTAAGAACATTGTGTTTGGAGACAGCAGCGGAGCAAGTGATGACAGGCTTGCGTTCGGCGCAAGCACAGACCTTGAGATATATCACGATGCCACCGACAGTATAATTGACAACAGCACTGGTGCTTTAAAAATTCTTGGGGATGACATTCAAGTTAAGAATGGAGCTAATAACGAAACATCAGCTAAGTTTATTGCTGATGGGGCAGTTGAGCTATATCACAACAACGTAAAGAAAATAGAAACCACGGCGGACGGAGTGGACATTGTCGGAGACATAAGTCTAACTGGCGGCAGTGGTTGGCGTATTCATGTGGATGGTAACAATGAGTTAGTGTTTTCGTATGGCTCTGCGACTGTAGCGAAGATAGGAACAAACGGAGCGATTACATCAGAGAATGATGTAACGGCATTTGGCACTGTAGCGTAATGACTTTACCGGGTTCAGGAACGATATCAATGTCTGAGCTTCAAACAGAGTTTGGAGGCGACAATCCTATTTCTTTTTCTGAATACTATAAAAGTGGTGGCAATGGTTATGTTCCTTCTACAGTTCCTGATGCTGTCACTGCTGCCAGTCTATCTGGTAGTCATTCTACTAATTTGAGGGGTGCCCAGTTCGGTGGCTATAACCCAGCGATAAATACTACAAGTCCCTCAACATACATATACAATCATCAAATGTGGGCGGACAACGGCAGCACGGGTTCTGTGAACATGACATTTACTGTCAACAAGACAGGCACTTATACTGTTTACTTTTACTGGTATTCATACGGTTTGACCGCCCCTGCTACGGTCACGGTACAAGGCAGCACAGTTTTTAGCGCGAGCTTAACTCCTTCGGGGGTTGGATCTACAGCCACAACTGGAACCTTTTCCGCCTCCGCTGGAAACACAATTGGTGTTGTTACCAGCTTTCCTTCAAGCGGCTGGGCTGGGCACTACATATATATTGGAGGAAGTTCCTACGACAACAGAAGTTTATCTTTACCTGTTAATGGAGACATACCTGCAAGCGGTGTTACAAAACTAAGTGATTACTACGGTGGAAGGGCTACTTAATGCCTCTTACAAAATTACAATTTAGACCCGGTATTGTTCAGGATCTTACCTCCTACTCTAACGAAGGTGGGTGGAGAGATGGCGACAAGGTTCGATTTCGTCTTGGGTATCCTGAAAAGATAGGTGGTTGGGCCAAGTACACTTCGTCCACTTTTCTTGGTTCCTGCCGCGCTTTGCATAACTGGATTTCTCTTGATGGTTCTAACTTTCTTGGTCTTGGTACAAACTTAAAGTATTATCTAGAGGAAGGTGGCACGTTCAACGACATAACTCCTTTGCGCACTGGTTCTCCAACGAGTGCGGGGGTTGTGACTTTTAGCGCGGTTACGTCGAATCCATTTTCTAGCACAATTACTGTAACGCACACCAATCATGGAGCGGTGACGGGAGATTTTGTTACATTTTCATCCGCAGAAAGTCTTGGCGAAAACATAACTGCTAGTGTTTTGAACCAAGAGTATACCATTGATCAAGTTCTTAGCGCTAGTTCTTATGAAATTACAGCTAAAACTACGGCTGGAGTTACAGTAACATCTGCTGCCGGTGATACAAAGAATGGTGGAAGCGGCGTAAGCACTGTGTCACTTTCTGGATCAGGTGTAGCTGGTACGGGAGTTGGAACTGTAACAGTTGGCACCGCTGGCACTGGGGTTGGTGCAGCTACGTTTAGTGCCCCCAGCAGCGATGGCATAGGAGTGGTAACCAAATCAGGTGTGTCCACCGGGTCAGCCACGCACACCGGAGTTACACAGACAACTTCTACTGGTGCTGGTGCTGGTGCTATTTTTACTGTTGTGGCGAACAGTGGAGACTACACTGTTACAATAACTACAGTCGGTTCAGGATATCTTATTGGAGATGAAATTCTTATCGAAGGTCAAAACATAGGTGGAGCTAAAGAAACAAATGATCTTACTCTTACAATAACAGCTTTAGCTGGATCTTCTGTTGGTTCAGCTACGCACAGTAATGTAGCGCAAGCTAGTACAAGTGGCTCCGGTTCCGCTGCTAGATTTCAAATTATAACAAACGGTGAAGGCGGATACAGTGTTTCTACAACAACGGTTGGCAGTAATTACGCTGTTAATGACACAGTAACAATTGCTGGGACAAGTATTGGTGGGGCTACCCCGGCAAACGATTTAGTTCTTACTGTTACCAGACTTTCAGGTAGAGCCTCTGCCAGCAGTACACAGACATTTACAGGAGTTACGCAAACCAGTACCAGTGGAAGCGGCAGTAATGCTGCGTTTACAATAACAACTGACGGCAGTAACGGAACTTATACTGTTGACGCTATAACCACCGTGGGTTCTGGATATGCGGCCAGTAACACAATAACAATTGCTGGCACAAGTCTAGGCGGAGCCACTCCGGCGAATGATTTAGTCCTTACTGTGGCTTCGATTAGCTCCGCAACATTTACTGTAACACAAGCCAGCACCAGTGGAAGCGGAACTGGTGCTCAGTTTAATATTGTTGTTAATGGTTCCGGTGCCTATTCATTGGATTCTATTGCATCGATTGGAACAGGGTACGCTGTGAATGACACAGTAGTTATTGCAGGAAATAACCTTGGTGGGTCAACTACCGCCAATGATTTAACACTAACAGTAACCTCTTTGGGGTCTCCAACGATTGCTTCTTATCAAATCAACGTAGGATTAAATTCTACAGTTGGCGGAACAGGTTGGAGTGCGGGTTTGTACGGCGGTAGAACTTCTGCTCCTTTGCAAACGACGCTGAACGAAGGCAGCACTCTTTTAGCCAACGACGCTACAATTACTGTAACCAGCACCACAGGCATTGTAGCTGGTGACATTGTAGTGATTGACAACGAGTTGATCCTTGTAGGTTCTATTGGAACAGGTGGTAACGCTAATAAATTACTAAGTTGTACTAGAGGATACGCAGGGTCGGGTGCAAGTTCCAATGTAATTATTGCTGGTCCAACTGTAGCTGCCACTCATGCGGACGGTAGTTCAGTTATTTTAGTTAAGGGCAACGCTGATGCGGCAGATGATTACTTTGGGTGGGGTGTTGCAGCCTCTGGTGGTTTGACAACCACCACTCAAATACGTCTGTGGTCACACGACAACTTTGGAGAAAACCTGCTTATAAATCCTCGGGACTCTTCAATTTTTTACTGGCAAAAGTCAACGGGAACAACTGCAAGAGCAGTGGAGCTATCCACAATATCCGGCACTAAAACAAGTGTTCCAACAGTTTGCAAACAGATTATGGTATCTGACAGAGACCGTCACGTTCTTGCTTTTGGTCCTGATGGTCTTGGTAGTTCTGCCACCGACACACAGGGAAATGGGGTTCAAGATCCATTATTAATACGTTTCTCCAGTCAGGAAAACCCAATCGACTGGTATCCTTTAACGACTAACACAGCGGGAGACTTACGCCTTGGTTCGGGTTCTACCTTTGTAAAAGCTATTGAGACCAAGCGTGAGATCCTAGTATGGACTGACACTGCACTAACATCCATGCGGTTTATCGGGCCTCCCTTTACCTTTGGTCTACAGCAGCTTGC